ATTCCAACCGTGAGGGCTTGGGCCCGAGCTGATGAGCCACGATCCGGTCGTATTTGTCACTGGCTTTCCGCTCGACTGTGATCGCCAGGGTCGGGGACAATGCGCCCGCCTGGGCCAGCTCGACGGCCTCTTCGGAATCGTGCGGCACGGTTTCGTTGGATCGCTGCCGCCACCAGGTTTCGGCCTTCCGCCGTGCGTAACCTTCGTGCTCGAAGCAGACCCATTCGGAGATGTAATGCTGCCAGCCAACCTGGTACTCGACCCGCATGGTGCGCGGGGCGTCCGGCGGTGCGTCCCGCTTGGTGTGGACCGCGTAGAACACGTCCTCGACCTCGTACTCGATGCGGGTGACCTGATCGGAGAGGATGGCTTCGCTGCCGGCCACCGCGTCATGTCTGGTCCGTTGGGGCGGTGGGAACTCGTAGCCGCAGTCCGGGCATGTGCTGTAGCCGGCGGCGATGACCGCGTGACATTCCGGGCATTCCTTGGCCGGGGCCTCACCATTGCCCTTGGGCCCGGTCTCGTTGACGCGAATGGCATCGACCGGCCCATGGCGCAGAACGTTGCCGCCGAAGTCGAGAATGAGGCAGTTGTCTTTGCCAGGATGCAACCGGAACCCACGCCCGGTCATCTGGTAATAAAGCCCCGGCGACAGTGTCGGCCGAACCAGAGCGATGCAGTCGATGTTCGGAGCGTCGAACCCGGTGGTCAGCACGTTGACGTTGCACAGATACTTGAGTTCGCCCTGGCGGAATCGCTGCAGGGTCTCGCTGCGTTCGAACGGCAGGGTTTCGCCGCAGACGAAACCACATTCGACCTTGTGGACCTGCTCGAGCACACGCACGATGTGCTGACCGTGTTGGACGCCTGAGGCGAAGATCAGGACCGACTTGCGATCCTGGGTGTGCTCGACGATCTCCCGGCAGGCCGAGCCCACGAGCATGTCGTTATCCATCAGGGCCTCGACCTCGTTGGCCACATATTCGCCGCCGCGGACGTGGAGCTGGTCGTAGTCCGGTCGCTGTGTCCCCGCCTTGGTTCGTAAGGCACACAAGTAGCCCTGCACGATGAGTTCGCGGACGCCGACCTCGTAGCAGATGTGGTTGAGGACATTGTCCGGGGCACAGATCATCCCGGTCTTCATGCGGAACGGCGTGGCCGTCAGGCCGATCACCCGCACCTGGGGATTGATCTCCTTCATGTCCGCCAGGAAGCAGCGGTACATCCCCTCTCCTTCCGACGGCACCATGTGAACTTCGTCGACGATGACCAGGTCCACGGCGCCGATGTCGCAGGCCTTCTCGTAGACCGACTGGATCCCGGCGATGGTGACCGCATACCCGAGGTCGCGCCGCTTCAAGCCGGCCGAGTAGATCCCGACCGGCAGGTCCGGGGCCATCTTCTGGAGCTTCTCGGTCGCCTGTTCGAGCAGTTCCTTCACATGGGCAAGGATCAGCACCCGCCCGCCCCAGAGCTGTACGGCATCCCGGCAGATCGTCCCGATCACCAATGTTTTTCCCCCTGCGGTGGGAATGACCACACAGGGATTGTCCTCACGGTTGCGCAGGTGGTCATAGACCGCCTCGACGGCCTCACGCTGGTATGGACGCAGCGAGAGCATGTCGGCGTTGCCGCCTGCGGCGATACCGGAGTTGCCGCTGTCGATACCACTCATAGACCCGATCCCGAGTCTTGCTGGGCTGACACGAGGCTCTCAACGCCTTGAGAAACCTCGTGGTCAGATTGCGCGCGTCGACGAAGGTCTTGCGGTAATACACGCCGAACGACCACGTCCGGAACTGATCCTCGATCTTCGTCCACCAATCAGCCGGTCCAGGCTCCTTCGCATAGGGGGCATCGACTGACCGGGAGCCGTTCGAGTCGCACATGGGCCATACCCCCCGTGGTCTGCATTCCTCTCCGGGTGATCAGCAGGTCGATCTGGCTGTCGTTCATGTACGCACCCCCGGCTTCGAGGGCGTCCAGCAAACCCTTTTGGACGTTGTCCAGGTCACGAGGTCGTTGGTCGGGCGGCAGCACATCGATGACCACTGCCAAGCGGCCATCGATCGGTCGGACGCGCTGGACTGCGAGCATCGCCTGTACGTGACCGCGATACAGGCGGCCCTGCCGGCTGATCAGCGTCCGCGCGCCCACCCGCCGCCAGTAGTGGTTTACCGACGGCGGGTAGGGCAGCTGATAGACGCGCGTCACCTCTTCCACGGCGGTGTCCCGCTGTTCGAGCCCGCCGCGACCGGGCGCGCGGCGACCGCCTCCTTGCGGTCGTAACCCTTGATCACGTTGGTGATCTCGCCGGTGTCCTTGCGCTTCTTGTGGCCGACGGTGATGATCAACGGCAGGTTGTGCAGCTCGACGCTGTCCTTCGGGGCCATCACGCTCACCGCCCGGCAGATCGCCGACAGCTCGGCCCGGGCGATCTTGACCGTGGTGGCGTTGGCGTTCTCCAGGTTGAGCCGGGACCACAGCATCCGGCCTTTGAATTCGCCCTCCAGGATCTGGAAGGTGAACTGCAGGTACTTGCCGTCACCCGACTTGGTATCCTTCATTTCCGATTCGGTGATGGCCGCCAGGTACTTGCCCGCCGGGATGGGGTCGAATCCGACCGCCGGATCGACATCGTTCGCATTGAATCCGTTCAGATTCGGCATAGTTTCAGGCTCCTTCCTGGGAAGATGTTGTGGTGTCGGCAAACGGGTTTTCGCCGCGGACAAAGGCGGCGTAGATGCGATAGTCCAGGGGGATCTCGTCGGGCAGGTTCAGCCGGTTCTTGGCCACGTGAGCGGGGCGCTCGGTGGTGCGGATGATCCGCTCGCCGGTGCCGATGCCCTGCACGCGTTTGCGCCCGAATCCCTCGTCGGTCGTCTTGGTGTGCACGGCATACGTGGCGAACAACACCTCGTCGCACCACTCCTGGACGAGGGCCGAGGCCTGCTTGTGCAGCCGGGGCGAGTAGCGGTCGTAGGTGTCGGTCTCCGGATTGGGAAACTTCTCAATCTGGGCGTGGGCGATCAGGATGATGGTCATACTGCGCTCGTTGCGGAGCGCGTCCAGGCCGGACAGCACCTCACGCCACTGGGTCAGGGCGAACACATACCCCTTGCCGTAGCCGATGTCCTCGATACTCTCGACGCCCCGTTTCTCGCAGACGTCGGTCCAGATCAGCCGCTCGAGCCAGTCGAGCGAGTCGATGACCACCGTGCGGTAGCCGTGTTCCTGGGTATACAGCTCGCCCAGGGCGTTGAGCACATCGCCGTACCTGGTCGCCAGCGGGAATCGGTCGCACTCGATCCCGCCGAGCCCGTCCTCGGGCTGGATGAAGATGGGCTTGGCGGCCAGCGAGCCATAGGTCGACTTCCCGACGCCGTGGGTGCCGTAAAGCAGCGCGCGTCGCGGGGTGTTGGTTTTGCCGCGTTGGATCTGTTTGAGCATCTGCATGTCGGTTTCCTTTTCGCCAAAAACCTCGATCAATCCGTCGAAGAACACGTCCCGCTGGTATGTGCCCTGGCCCAGGCGGACCAGCGGCATCTGCGGGTCGAGAGCCCGTGTGGATTCGTCGTTCATGCCGCCCTCTCCTCGGCCTCGTCAGAGGGCGTGCGGACCCGATGGACCTCAAAACCATCCCAGCCGAACTCCCGGAGCAGGAACTCGGTGAACACCCGGACCACGGACATGCCGACCGCGGTGGTGCCGTCGACCACAATCACCCGGCGGGGCTCGTCCAGGTGGTATCCGGCGTCCAGACGCACCCGGGCCTGACCGAACAGTCCCTGCACGGCGATGATCGCCAGGTGCAGAGACTGTTCCGCCTCCTCCAGCGGGACGGTCTTGTCGAGTTCGAACCGGTAGATGTCGGTGGTCATTTATGAGTCCCTCACAACATGGCCTGGTTGTTACCTATGCCGTCCGCCGGCGAGGTGTCCGCTTTTTTCAGAAATCCGCCAGGCCCGCTTTTTCGAAGTGCCGGCGGATCCTGGCGATCGCACTACGGACCCGGCGGCGGGACACCCCGAGATCCCGGGCGACCGAAGCCGGGGTTCCGGACATGAGCCGTCGACAGAGATCGCGGAGTTCGGTCGACAGACCTTCCAGCGCCCAGGTGACGTCCAACGTCGATGGCTTGTGCTCGGGGGTTGTTCCGGTCCGCCGGTTCAGATCCTGATCGCCGACCAGATCGGCCAGCCGAATGGACGTCCGGCCGGGTTGCACAACGGTGTTCTCCAGGGACAGGGCGTGTAGTCCGGCCGCCCGCTTGAGCCGCCGCCGTTCGCGGACGATCGACGCCGCACAGGAGTCCAGGACATGGGCGGCGTAGGTATGAAACGACGCCCGGGCCGGATCGAACCGGGCGATCCGCTTCCACAGGCCCAGGGTCAGCTCCTGAACGAGATCGTCCTCGTCCGATCGATTGAAATCCCGGTGTCTGAGAAGCTGGCGGGCCTTGATGTGAATGAGCTGGTAGACGTACTCGTCGAGGATTTCGGGACGTTTGAGTTCGGCCATCGGTTGCCTCCGGGGCTGGAGGCGGAAACCGATCGGGCGTCAGCCGAACTCAGCGCGCAGAACGACCGCTGGCCGCGATGCGAGGGTCAAAGGGATCGCCGGCTCGGACGACACCCGACGACCTCCGCTTCGCGGCCAGTCAGTCAGCGAGTCTGGTTTTCAGGAATG